TTCTGATTATACTGCCAGAGAACAGAGAATCTAAATAGGAACCACCAGCCCGGCGCCGGGTCATATGCCGGACTTATATGTTTATCTATATAAATCTATATAATAGGTTATTACACTCCGGTCCACCGGAGTGCAGTAACCTATAATTGTGCCTGAAGCCCGCATAAACAGCGGGATTTCAGGCTTTTTGACAAATAAAGTATTACGGAAATATGAAGATTTGGATAGTATGCAATTGTCTAGGAAATGATGATATCAAAATACAGGCAGCCGGATTCCTTGTCGTAGATAATTTGATCTAGCACTGTACGGATAAACATACCCTTTGTCTCGTAGGTGATATCCGAATTCTGAATGATATCGTAAACAGTTTGGATTTCTTTTAATACGTCTTGTGGTGAGGGTTCAATATTGTTTTGCTGAGATTCCAGCCGGTATATTTCATTTGACAATTCTTCTCTTTGTATGCTCAGCCGCCGGCGGTTTTCACGGTATTCCTCCAGAGTGTCAATTTCATTTTCATAAGCGGCACGGACGCGCTGCTCTTTCACAGCAATGTGTTCCAGCTCTTGCTGCAGGGATTCTATTTGGGAAATGTCCTTTTCAGAGGGAGCCTCCCCTTTGTATACATAAGAAAAATCTGCGCCGTCCAGTATCTTTTTAAAATATTCTAATACAGCCTCTTCTGCTTTCTTCACAGAAAGACTGACAGATGTATTATGGAATCCTTTGGCATATTTCCAGCACTGAAAGTAGGGACAGGTCTGATTGCCGGTGTAGGAGAGGGTAGAACCGCAAATAGAGCACTTTAGCAGACCGGACAGCCAATGCTTGCAGGTAGATACATTTCGGTGCTTTGCAGGGCGTTTGCGGGCGTTCATGAGCCTGATGCGCTCTTCATAGCGTTCTTTTGAGAGACGTGCTTCGTGGGCACCTTCAAATTCCGTCCCATTCCAGACCACAGTCCCGGTATAAAAAGGGTTTCTTAAAATAAAGTCAATGTTCCTTCGTTCAAAGGGATTTCCTCTCTTGGTCCGATATCCCAGGTCATTGCATTTTCTGGCGATTGCCGTGGCGTCAACATTGTAATGGTCGTACTGATCCATAATGTAATCTATGATTCGGTATTCTTCTTCGTTAATGACGAATGGCTGTCCGCTTCCCACGGCGTCATATCCAAGGCATGGAGTGGCCTGATATCCATTCTTTAAGGCTTTTTCCTTCATACCACGGAGAACTTCGCCGGATAAACGGATGGAATAGTATTCATCCATCCATTCAATGATCCTTTCTATGAGTGTTCCGAATGGGCCATCTATGAGCGGCTCGGAAACACTGATAACCTCTACACCATCCTTTTTCAGCATACTTTTGTAGACAATGGATTCTTCCTGGTTTCTGGCAAAACGGCTGTATTTCCATACTAAAATGACGTCAATGGGGTGGCTTTCCTGTTTGGCAGTGGCAATCATCTTCTGAAACTCTGGCCTCTTCTGGGCTCGGCGGCCGGAAACACTTTCCATGTATATAAAATCATTGGATATGATAATGTTGTTCTTTTTAGCATAATCCAGAAGGAGACGTTTCTGCGCGTCCGGGGACAGTTCTGCCTGATCTGCGGTACTGACGCGGATGTAGAGGGCGCCGGTCTGCAGTTGTTTTGTATCATTTTCGGACATTATTTTATCACCTCTTATATATCATATTGATTTTGGGGTACAAAAATAACAGCCAGCGAACTTTTGTTCCGCTTGCATGGCTGCTCCGGAGATGATACAATATTATTGCTTATGTAATATGTATGCATCTCCGGATGTATCGGTCGCCCTGGTGTTGGTAGCACTGGGGCGTTTTTTCTATTTGACATTTCAGCATATTTTGCTATAATATACTTAACAAGAGAACCGAAAGCTGGGTGATGTCCAGCTGCCGGTAGAGTAATTTGCTAAAAGTAGCGCCTTATCTTACCAGGACGAGGGCGCTACTTTTTGTGTTGTGTAAGAGTAACAACAAGAGTAACGACCGCACAAAGCATTGTTACAAAAGTGAATAATTCGTCATATGTAACCATTCGCGACCAGCTCCTTTCCGTAAAGAATTGGCAGCTGGTGTATGCACCCTCTTCGGTTCCCTGGGTAAATATATTGTTGCCAAGGTGCCATCCCTGTGGCGGTTTTACAGCCGAAAGATGAGTGCATGTCACCCGTCCCGGCGAAGTTTTGAGCTAAAAAATAGCAGAACTCAATAAGCATAAACTGTGACGCACAGCTTGCCGAAAGCAATTTTTAAACGCATTCCAGCGCAGGACGGCTATTTTCTATGCACATAAGTCAGAATTGCTGCCAGCAAAATGCCAGCGGTAAAGATGACCATAAATTCCTCATAAGTAGTCATAAGCACCACCCCTTTTGCAGAACTCAGAACGGGTGGGTGCACGTCCCCCGGCGGCCTGGGTAAATATATTATTTTGATTCAGCCTCTGCCTGTTAGAGCAGAGGCTGGTTTTATGTAATTATGTATTAACTAAGATTTGCTATGGCGTATTCGGCTTCTTCGGCAGTAAATTGTTCACCATATTCGGAAACAAGCTGGTCACGAATTGCTTCTGGGGACATATCCATTGTATCTTGATAATCCTTGGCCTTTTTTAACGCGTTTGCATTCCAATCAGCTTCCACATGATCTATCGCATATTGAGCTTCTTCGGCAGTAAATTGTTCTCCGTATTCAGAAATAAGCTGGTTATAAATTCCTATTTTAGACATATACATTGTATCGCTGTAATCTTTTGCTTTTTCCAATGCGTTTGAATTCCAGTCAGCCTGCACATTGTCGATCGCATACTGAGCTGCTTCTGCAGAAAACTGTTCACCATACTCAGATGTAAGCTGGTTATAAAGCCCTGCTTTGGACATATGCATGGTTTCGCTATAGCTGTTTGCTTTATTAAGTGCAGATTTGTATTCCTTGGGGACCTGATCATCTTCGGAATTATCTGGAGCAGACTGTTCTTCTTTGGGTTCAGTGGATTTATCTTGTTCTTCAGTCTTTTCCGTTGATGCTGCAGTTTTCTTGGTTGTATTTTGGGCCTTGTCTTTGTCACCGCCAATTGCGGAACCGATTCCTCCTATTACTACGAATGCAAGGACGATTATAAGTAATGTTTTAAGACAGCTCCCTTTCTTTTTTCCTTCTTTAGCCATAAAGATTTCCTCCTTAATTTATACTGTTAATAAAACGGGATCATTGGTCAATTTTGTCAACATATACTCCAGGGATGGTAATGGTTCCTCCTAAAGTTGATTTATAGCTGATTGTACCAACAGAAGTTCCATATATTGTTATATGGTCATCTTCTAATATCCTGGAGGAAACTATGCTTTTTGAATATTCTGCAAGTAGAACGGTATCATAATCATCGTTGACCGCTAGGCGGATCTGGGTACTGGTATCACCTTCCATAACTTGAATTACTTTACCTGAAAATTTGACTTTTTTTGAAAGATAATCATCAGGAGTTCTGGCTAACTGGTCATACGAGATACCGGTTTCGTAACCTTGTGCCTCCTCCTCAGCAGCGGCCTGTTCCTGCGCGGATAATGAGGCATCAGCTGCTTGAACTGCCTGCATAAGTTCATTTTTTTTGGTTTCATCAGTTAAAGCATTAACCTTGGCTAAGGCGTCATTATATAGTTCTCTAGTAGCTCCGGATACCAGTGTACCATTAGCAAAGTCCCATATTTTATTTACGGCATCATTAGCGGCAGTTTGATTTTGTGTTTCCTTTTGAACTGCTTCAGCTTCAGCCTTTTTCTGTTCAGCTTCGGCCGCTTCCATTTCTTCAAATGGCTTCATTTTCTCCTTGTACTTATCAAAATCTGATTTTAATGAGTCATAATCAGACTGCAATGCAATAAGGTCAGATTTTGATTTTTCAAGTTCATCTTTTGAATCCTCTAATTGAGATTCCAGTGTGCTGTTTTTCTCTTTAGCTGAGTTATAATCAGCTTCACTGATTCCACATGATGTGAATGTCAAGGACATTGACATTGCAAGTAATAGTGCTGCCATCTTTTTCTTCATAAGTTTTCCCCCAGTACATTATAATATTTATTAATACGCCGAAGCGGATTAAACGAGTAGACATAGGTACATGTTTTTTTGAGCTTTAAAATCTATGCTTTCCGCAGCTACATACAGAAGCACTATTTTGATTTAATCTGCCGCATTTAGGACACAACCATCCTTCTTCGTCTGTAGGTCCTGACTTGGTCTCTCCTAACAGGGATGCAGAACTGTTGGAACGAGAAATCTTTGTAGGTGGGGCGGGTGAAGAGGCGTCTGGATTTTCTTGCTGCTTTTCCAACTGCTTCATTATGTATTCTTGATTGTCCATTATTTCTGAAATTGAATAAAGAACAACAAAAAATACATAGGAAACTACGACACCTATTAAAAAAGTAAAAATGGTCGTGGTCCAGTTTCGCCCCCCTGCATAGACATTGATCCCTGCGCTTTTGGCCAGGATAAAGCTGCCTATAACGCCTAAAATCAACTCCACAATTGCAATAATCTTACATTGGCTTTTCATGATAACCTCCTTTGAAATAATTTACTAAGATACCAAAGCAATATGCCTTAATATGAAATGACCCAGTTCATGCATTAGAGAGAAGTGTATCCTCTGCGGGCATATTTTATCATTGCATAATACGACTTTTAGAATTTTATCTGAAAATGTATCGTCTGACATTCCCCGGAACAGAGGATATAATTTTTAATACTGCATTCTTTACATACTTCCAAGATTTTTTGATGTAATTTTTCTCATTTTGTCCTCCTGAATCATTCTACTATTTCGGACAAAAGTTGTATCAGACGTAATTTCTGCTCTTTTGACATCTGCTTTCCATTTCTTGCAATGAGGCGTTCCACATCGTCATAGGACGGTTCACATTTTTGCTTCTCACCAGTAGCCATTTCTTCAAGCTCTTCAACAGTAATGCCAAGATTCTGACATATTTGTATAACGTTATCAACACTTGCACGCCCCACACCTTTTTTTAAGATTCCATATAAAGTGGTATAGGGGATTCCACACTTTTCAGCAAAAGCCTTTAAACTATACCCCTGCGCTTTGATTAACTGTTCAAGTATTTTAGCTTTTTCCACGTATTTTCACCTCATTTCTGTATAGTTATATTATATACGAAAAATGGGATTGTGTAAATGATAAATATTCGTTAAACCGAATAAATTCGTAATAGGGTATGTTTTATATTGACAAAATACTGAATAAAGAATATAATTCAATTATTAAATTCGGAATTACGAATTAAAATGGAGGTGTGAAAATTTATGTATTTAAATCTTCTCGAGGCAATGAAAACTGAAAAAGTAACTTTTGCTCAAATGGGAGAATTATTGGATTGCAGATACCAAACTGTTAGCGACACTGTTAATGGAGTGACAAAAAAGGGTTTTTATTTCGATGATGCTTCTAAAATCCATAAAGTATTTTTTCCAAAATATGATATGGAGTATCTGTTTAAACGCCAATAATACGAACTTATGTTCGATATAATAAATATACTACGAATATATGTTTGAGTCAATGGGAATATGAGAAGAAGGTAAGGTAGAAATTGACCGCTGTTTTTGTAATGATTACAGCAAACCTACCGGGTGGTATCTATCAGAACATGGTTAAGCGTAGCCGATGAGATGGCAGCAAGGAACCCAGACAAGCATACCCACGTATCATAATCAGAGAGGTGGTGTCATGAAAATAGAAGTGGTGCCCCGTTTCCGTATAGACGGGAAATACTATACGGCAGACCAGCTGACAGAAGAAAAAATCCGGGAGATCGTTACAGAAAAAATAGACCTGGCAATGGCTGGTCTGAAGTACGAAAGGAAAGGAACCGCCTGAGGGCGGTAAAGAGGAGGGACAAGCAATATGCATTATAATACAATCCGGGATGCTGCTTTTGGTACTGCGTTGGCCATTTTATCAGGATTTTGGAAGCCATACAGTGCCTTTGAAGCTTTGTTTTGCTACATGGTTATATTTATGATTTTAATTTCTTTACTGGAAACGGCACGAGATTGGCAGTTAAGAGTTTGTAAAAAGCAAAAGTCCCTGACGCCGGCAAGCAAACAGGGGCAATGAAAAATTATAATAACTCTATTATAGATGGTGTAAGGAGGAAATGTCAAGTATGCAGAACGTAAATTACGGAATAGACGCTGACTGTGACACCAGCGCCGATATCATCGCTTTACTCACATCGGACAAGAACCATGTGGAGATCTGCGGGATCATAAATAAGCTGCTGACTATGCTCTACAGCAGTGGGGTAAAAGTGATCGACGGGGATAATCCGAAGGACGATTTCCTGGACAGGATCACATATGACCGGGATTCGGATAACCTGTATTTTTGGACAGAGAACTTATAGGGGATAAAAGAGATGTTGAAAGCATATGAAGAGATGCGGAAGATAGACGTCCGCCCTTACTGCGAGGACAGGGAGGGGAAACTATACCTGAACTGGGCCAAGTGCATCGAACTTCTTCATGAGAACGGTGCAGAGAAAGTATACTGGATCCCGGTACCGGACCCTAAGACGGGCAGCAGCCTGAGGATGACCGATACCGTATTTTCGGACAAGAATGGGGTAACGAACAGGTGCTACGAGACATTGATCGAGGTAGTGATAGATGATAATACATACCGGATGCAGTCCCCGGTCATGAACGGTACCAATCCTGTAAAGGACAATTCCATGTCACAGCAGCGGGTGTGGAACAGCATGTGCCGTTCCTTTGTGAAATGTGTAGCCATACATACAGGCCTGGGCTTCAACCTGTGGCTGAAGGAGGAGTTCAATAAATTCGAGAATGCCATCCCGACAACAGACAGTGACAGAGCCACGGATGCCCAGATAAAACAGATAAGGCTTTTAGGGGACAACCATCCGAACTTAAAGCTGGAAGCCTGGCTGGAACGCAATAAAGTGACCTGGGACACGCTGACCAGGGAGCAGGCAGCCTATATGATGAAAGCGATCAAGAATAAGTATGGGGATGAATAAATGAACACGGAAATACAGATCAGGGGATACCGGGAAGACCCAACAGGTACTGACCTGCTCATCCATATACCTGACAGACAGCTGGGAGATATGCTGCGGCACAAGAGGATAAAAGGGGCAGAGCTGCGTCTGGATGACGGACGGCACATCACTGCAGCGCAGAGGCGGAAAGCTTATGCGACCATCCGGGATATCGCAGACTTTACAGGCTATCTTCCGGAAGAGGAGAAGGAATGGCTGAAATACCTGCATATCATACGGACCGGAGAGGCGTATTTCAGCCTGTCCGGATGTTCGATGGACACCGCAAGAGGGTTCCTGAACACTATCCTGGATCATGCCATAGAGAACGGGATCCCTCTTTCAGAGCCGGGGATAGAGAGGGCGGAGGACATGGGCGCTTATCTTTATGCCTGTATCAAGCATAGGAAATGTGCCGTTTGCGGGCGGGATGGAGAGATACACCATGTAGATGCCATAGGGATGGGGCGGGACCGGAAGTCTGCAGATGACAGATGCAGCCGGAAGATATGCCTGTGCCGGAAACACCACATGGCAGCACATCAAAAGGGCACCAAAGCGTTTGAACAGATGTACCATGTATACGGTATTGTAATACCGGCGGATCCGCGTTCGCCAATGCTGGGAGCGCTGAATGATATATCACAATTCACTTTATTGTAAGCCATGATCCTCCCCTGTTCTGCAGGGGAGAGGAAGGAGGACTATGACAACAGAGGAAACAAGAAATATGGCGGGATCTTATTATAAAAGGATAGGGGACGGGCACAGGAACGCCGTGCGCCGGCCAAATATCAAATGCATGGACATGGACAGGGTCGACAGGAGCCTGCGCCGGATGATCAACCATGCGAACAAGAACGGGGACTGCATCATACCGGGAACCGGGGGCTATTACCGGCCGGTGCCGGGGGACCCCGTAGATGAACTGGAATACAGGGAATACAGGAAAATGGAGGATTCCCGGGTACATGACATCATCATAAAGAACCACATGATGGACATGGCCTTTGAGAACCGGAGAAGGGAGGCAGGGTATGCAGCACAGATTCGTGATAAAAGGGAGGCTGCCGGGGCTGAATGAATACCTGAAGGCGGAGCGGAGTTTCCGGCGGGGGCACAGCTGCGGCAATGACATGAAGCAGGGGTGCCAGGCTATTGTATCGGAAGCCATCCGGAAAGACCTGGGGCATGCCCGGGTAAAAGCCCCTGTCACGATCCATTATGCCTTCTATGAGCCGGACCGGCGCCGGGATCTGGATAACATCGCGGCTGTGGCCCACAAGTTCATCCAGGACGCACTGGTCAGCTGCCGGATCCTGGAAAATGACGGGTGGCGGCATATCAGGGGGTTCACCGATGTGTTCTATGTGGACAGGCACAACCCGAGGATAGAGGTGGCCCTGGTGGAGGAAGGAGACAGAGATGGCTGAGAGGAGGATGTTCTCAAAGGTGATCATTGACTCCGATGCATTCCTGGATATGCCGTTATCCACCCAGGCCTTATACTTCCATCTGTCCATGAGGGCGGATGATGACGGCTTTTTGAACAACGCCCGGAAGATACAGCGGCTCGTGGGGGCTTCAGACGATGACGTGAGGCTGCTCCTGATGAAGCGCTTTGTCATAGGGTTTGAAGGCGGGATCCTTGTCATTAAGCACTGGAGGATGAACAATTACCTGAGGAAAGACCGTTATACCCCTACGGTGTACCAGGATGAATATGCCATGCTGGGTGTCAAGAAAAACGGCTCCTATACACTGGAAAAAACCGATGGTATCCAGGCTGGTATACCAGATGGCAGCCAGTGTGTAACCCAGGTAAGTATAGGTAAGGATAGTATAGATAAGAAAAGGATAGAAAAGACTGTATGCCCGGAGCCGGAAACGGCACCGGACCGGAAGAAGGCCGTCAGTCTTATCTTAAACGATAAAACAGAGTATTGGATATTTGAGGACCAGATAGCTGAGTGGATGGAGTTGTTTCCTGCTGTGGATGTGATGCAGGAGCTCCGCAAGATGAGATCCTGGCTCGACAGCAACACAAGTAGGCGAAAGACCAAGAGGGGGATCCTTAGGTTCGTGAATGGCTGGCTGTCAAAGGAGCAGGATAAAGGCTGGTCAAGACAGGGAGGAGGAAGCACATATGACACTGGAAGAGAAGCTCGGGGAGATAGAACGGCAGAGAAGGGATATATCCAGCAACTCATCGAAGCAGGGTATGACCCGGAAGATACCACAGGATTCTGAAACCTGCCCCGTATGCGGGGGGATGGAATGGGTGCTCTCTGAGGAGGGCGGGGTATTGGCAGCCGCCCCGTGCAGGTGCAGGAAAAAGAATCTCATGGAGCGCAGGCTGCGCTTTGCGGACATACCGGAAGCGTTCCGGGAGATGAGGCTGGGTACCTTCCGGGTGGACGTGTACCGGGTACCGGAGCAAAAGAAAAAAGCTCTGGCGGCCTGCCGGATGGTGAAGGAATACCTGGGGATGTTCCGTGAGGCAGAGGAGAGGGGCATGGGATTGTACCTGTATTCGGGGACAAAGGGGTCTGGAAAGACGCGGATGGCTGCCAGCATAGCAAATGAGCTCATGGAGGCCCATGATGCCCAGGTGAGGTTCGCGGTGTCCACAGAGATACTGGCGGAGATCAGAAGGACCTTTGATAAAGAGTCTGAATATACCCAGAGCCAGGTCCTGGACGCCCTCAAGATGGTAGAGGTGCTTGTCCTGGATGACTTCGGGACAGAGAAGGTCACAGAATGGGTGGCGGACCAGTTCTACCATATCCTCAACAGCAGGTATGTCAGCCGGAAGGTGACGATCTTTACCAGCAATGAATCACTCGGAACTTTAAAGTATGATGATCGTATCACCAACCGGATCAAGGAGCGCAGCTATCTGATCGACTTCCCGGAAGAGTCAGTAAGGGAACATATGGCGGAGGGCAATATGCAGTATATGATGAGAAAAGTGATGCATGGCTATAGATGACAGAGGGAGGCTCTATCGGTGGACAAAAAAACATTGAAGCAGTACAGAGCGTTGCTAAAAGAACAGAAGTTGAATGAGCAGGCAATAGAAAGATTGTATGATCGTGCGGAACAAATTCCAACAGTTTTGGGAAAAGTAGTGGGTTCTAGTCATAATTTCCCTTACACGAAAGTCCGGACTACTGTACAAATGGAGGAACCAAAAGAAGCGGACGAGATTTCCAGAAGACTGAACATAAAGAAGATCAGACAGGAACAGATTAAAATAGCGGTTCTAAAAATAGAAGAGTTTATTGCTGATATTCCGGACAGTAATGCAAGGCAAATCTTTGAAATGACATATATTGAAGGAAAGAAGCAACGGGAAATAGCGGATGATCTTGGATATAGCAGGGGAAGGATTCCGCAGATCATTAGCCAATATTTGAAAGATTAGCACAATTAGCAAAAATTAATGATATAATTATAATAGAGCCAGTGGGCGAAAGCAAACGGCTCAATCGGATGTTGAATATCCTCCTCTTTGTTAATTTGGCTGCCAGGTGTCATGGCCTGGCAGCTGATTTTCCGGTAACCTTTGCGGGATGTGCCTGTTAGGGAAATCTCTGCAGGGCAAGGTAAGTTTGCGGTGTATAAACTTTAAGCTGCTTGTCCCAGATCTGGGATAACAATCAAGGCAGTAGCTGTGCCTGATAAACAGCAGTGTATATGTGGAGCGACCATCAAAAGCAGATAATAGAACTGCTTTTGAAATCCAGGTTGACTCCGTTTTGTCGAAAGACAGACAAAATTATTTTTTATGAAAAGTGCTCATCTTCGGTTGAGCACTTTTTCGGTTATTTTTACTAATTGACATAATAGAACATATGTTCTATTATGTTTATAACTTCAATACATCTGATTTATGTTTTGTTGAAATATATACTATATTAGTATAAAATGGAAATATATTTAGTGTATTGGAGGATAAATAATGGCTGGAACTTACATAAAAAAAGTGAGAATTGAATATTATCAAGTGGTTGAATCCAACGAATCGGGTCAGGATAGATTGTTTGACCTAAGGAAAATCATTAATAAACTTGATGACCTGCCTTTGGAAAGAAGAAAAAAAGAGTATTATCAAGATGGAGCACGACTTGATAAAATAAAATACAACAAAATAGATAATTATTGGTATTTAAATTTTGTGCGTCTGCGTCAGACGGGTATCCCGTCTAAGGCGTCAGAAACGAGCGAAACTGAGCCCATAAAATTGCTGGATGATGAATATATAGGCGAAGAGGTATCATGTATATATGATGTTGATAATCATATACTGGTACTACAAAGAAACCGCGATAGTTTAAGTTCTTCAGGGCTGGAATTATATTTGAATTATTTTAATTGTTATAATAGTAATATGATCGCTTTACGCCCAATCAGAGCTGTAGATATAAATGATAAATTAAATACTGCAAAAGATTATAAAAAAATCACAATACGTTTTGCTAATATTCCGACAAGAGTCGTACATGGAAATAAAAATAGCTCTTTTGGTCAGTTTATTGAAAACTTCAATAAATTCAAAGCAAATTCGGCAACGTTAACATTGTCTCTGGGTAGAGGAAGAAGCAAAGGAAGCCTGGATCAGGAAACTATAAAAGAAACAGTTGGATTGATATTAGATAACGAAGGACTTGTTGATACTGCTGAGTTAAATATTAAACCATCGGAACTAGAGCCAGTGGAGGTGATTGATATATTTTCAAAACGCAGCCATGATTTTATAACTATAAAGATGGAAAAATTAGAGTCAATAAATTTTGAGGATATAATTGATGAAATGCATAAAAAATATAATAAAACCAAGAAACAAGTATTAGAATTATTAGAAAGATAGGAGAATAGCTATGAAGAAAGAGGATAGAAATAATAGGATTAAGTTAATTATGGAAAAATACTATCCTCTTTTTTTTAGTAGTATTTTTACTGTATTTTGTATTATACAATCATCAACATTTACGTTAAGAGATGATATTATGGCTGCAGTTAATGCGGTACTTGTTGCAGCGTCAATTTTGATCGGTTTTGTTGGTGTATTAGTTGGACTGATTTTTACACAATCTGAAAATGAGATTTTAAGAGAAGTTTTTGGTGATAAAAATTTGCTGAATCTTCTAAAGAAGTATTTTATGTCGGTATACAAATCAGGGTTTCTTTTATTGATAGCATGTATAGGAATATTCTTTCAAAAATCATTATATGAAATAATTTCTATTAAGATATTAGGAGAAAATCTGACAATTGATGTAGTTGTAAAATATTTCTGGATTTTCATTCTGCTATATTTTGCATTATCTACTTACCGCCTAATAAAAATTGTTGTAGAGCTAATATTCCATCAGCCTGGTATAAAAGAAGATAAAGAAGATAAAAATGAAGATTATTCAGAATTAGAGGATAGACATTCAAAATAGCATATATGCAGATTGTAAATGTTTTAGTTTAGATAGATTTTTGGTCTATACGGTATATAGAAACAACTATAAGTGTAAGAGGCGGATGACCCCGTCTCTTTTTATGTATAAAAGAGGTGAGTCAAATGGCAAAAGGAAAATACGAATATTGGCTAACGCCAGAAGGCTTGCTGTTACTGAAAGGCTGGGCCAGGGATGGGCTGATAGATGTACAGATTGCCGAAAACATGGGAATAGCGGCTTCTACATTATATCGGTGGAAGAACGAACACAAAGAGATATCAGAGGCCTTAAAAAGAGGAAAAGAGGTAGTGGATTATCAGGTCGAAAATGCATTGTTAAATAACGCTCTCAATGGACACACAACAGCACAGATATTTTGGCTAAAGAACCGCAGACCGGATAAGTGGAGGGACAAACAGGACTTAGAGCACAGCGGCGGTATTAATGTCCAAAACCAATATGAGAACATGACAGAGGAGGAGCTGATAGAGCTCACAAAGAAGTATGAAAAAATCAACAGCTCTTAACAGGCAGGATAGGATCGAATACTTAAAGCTGCAGGAAGCCCTTGCGGTTAAGAAGGCCAGAAGAGATTTCTGGTCTTTTTGTCGACTTCTTTATCCGGAATTTTATAAAGAAAGCCGTTCATATTTAAAGGACCTGTGTATAACACTGCAGTCTTTTTATGATGGTGACATTAATAAACAGATTTTAATTATAAACATGCCCCCCAGACATGGAAAGACATTTACGGCAAGGCTGTTTGTGCTTTGGATATTTGGACAAGACCACAGGACAAAGATCATCACCGGTTCTTATAATCAGATATTGTCTGGATTGTTCGCACAGCAAACCAGAGATGGCGTCCTTATGGAGAATGAGAATATAAAACAGAAATATTTTTCTGACATTTTTCCTGATACGACTATCAAGCAAGGCGATGCCGCAAAAGGGTTCTGGAGCTTGAAGGGTTCAGAAGAAAAGAATTATCTGGCTACATCCCCTGGCGGTACTTCAACCGGTATTGGAGCAAATTTTATCATTGTAGATGACATCATTAAAAATAATGAAGAGGCCGCAAACGAGCTGGTAAAAGATAAACACTGGGAGTGGTATAACAACACCCTGGTACAACGTATGGAACGTCCAAGAAGACAGATCCTCATCATGACACGTTGGGCCTCAGACGACCTGGTAGGACGTATGTTGGAAAAGAAAGCCGATAAGTGTCATCTGATCACCTATAAGGCCGTACAGGATGACGGTTCTATGCTCTGTGATGAAATAATGACGAAAGCAGAGTATGAGGACATCATTTCTGAGATGGGTGAAGATATTGCTTCTGCCAACTACCAACAGGAACCCATCGACTTGAAAGGCCGTCTGTATACTAATTTTAAGACATATGACCGTTTGCCAGTGGATGAACAGGATAACAGCCTGTTTGAGGGTATATACAGCTATACAGACACAGCGGATGAGGGAGTAGATTACCTATGTACCATCATATGGGGGGTGTATATGCGGGAAGCTTATGTGCTGGATGTCTATTATACGCAAGAGGGCATGGAGATAACGGAACCGGAGACCGCAAAACGTTTCAAGGAATTTGAAGTGAACCGTTCAAGGATAGAGAGTAATAACGGAGGTTCAGGATTTGCGAGGAACGTAAAGCGGATATCAGAGGAAAAGCTGCTGAACTTCAAGACAGTGATTAAATGGTTTCATCAGTCCAAGAATAAGAAAGCCAGAATATTATCCAATGCAACCTGGATAATGGAGCATGTCATTTATCCTGCCAATTGGATGTATAAATGGCCGGAATACTATAAATCAATGGTCCGTTACCAGCGGGACGGTGAAAATAAACACGATGACGCCCCTGACTGTACTACGGGCGTTGCGGAGACAATGTATAAGTTGGGAGCGTGATGAAAGTGGGGCTGATAAAGAAAATGAGTGAAGGTATGAAACGGGGGATCCGGGGATGGCTGAATATCCAGGATGCAAACCCTGCCATGATAATGATTAATGAGACTCTGGATTATGAGGCGAATGCAATAAAAAACCGCATTTGGTATCGGGGAGACAGCAATGAACTGCAACAGCTCTATTGTCAGATCAATACGGGGGTTGACAGATATAAGTTTTGGGCCAGTAAGAGCAGTCCGGGACAGGAAATGCGTAAAATACATACCGGGCTCCCGGCTCTGATCGTTGATACCCTGGCTGGAATCTCCCTTACTGATTTAAAAATCCAGATTGAAAAGAGCAGTGCTGATCTGGAACTTTGGGAAGCAATTGAAGCAGACAACAAATTTCGGAAGAAATTAGAGAAGGCAGTCAAGGAAACACTGTATATTGGCGATGGTGCTTTTAAGATATCCTTTGATACAGCATTAAGCCAGTATCCAATCATTGAATTTTATCCGGGTGACCGTATTGAACTGGTAACAGAACGAGGCAGGATCCGTGAAATTGTATTTAAGACAGTTTATCAGCAAGAAAATGTACAATATGTCTTGTATGAATATTATGGATATGGATATATCACTTATGAGCTATATAAGGACAATGAAGTGGTAGATTTACATGCAATCCCGCAGACGGCCAATCTTGTAAATGTGGCTTTCGGTACTGAAAAGCCGGGGGAACATTACATGATGGCTGTTCCTATCCAATTCTATGAATCGGGTAAATGGGATGAGAGAGGACAGAGTGTCTTTGACAAAAAGATTGACTCTTTTGACGCTTTTGACGAGACCTGGAGCCAGTGGATGGATGCTTTGCGCAAAGGCAGGGCAAAAGTATATATGCCGGAAGACCTAATACCAAAAGATCCGAATGGTGGAGCGTTATTAAAATCTAACGCATTTGATGACAGTTTCATAAAGATAAGTGGTGGATTTTCGGAGAATGAGGGAGGAGTCATTGATATTGTGCAGCCCAATATACCCCATGACAGTTACCTGGCATCCTATGTGACAGCTCTTGATCTATGTCTGCAGGGGCTCATTTCCCCTAGTACGCTGGGAATTGACATGAAGAAGCTGGACAATGCTGAGGCACAGCGTGAGAAGGAAAAAGCAACTTTATATACCAGGGATACGATCATCAATGCGCTGCAGGTGGATATCCCGCTACTGGTAGAGACGGCTATCAAGGCTTACAATGAGTTCTACAATAAACCGGTCACATCAGTTGAGGCTACGGCTGATTTTGGGGATTATGCGAATCCAAGCTTTGAGAGCCAGATAGAGACAATCAGCAAGGCCAGGGCAGGACAGATCATGTCTGTGGATGCTGCTGTGGATGAACTTTATGGAGATGACAAAGATGAAGACTGGAAGCAGAAGGAAGTAAAAAGGATTAAAGCCGAGCTGGGAATTGCAGAGGAAGTAGAACCAGGTGTAAACCAGGAACTAGATGGATTCAGAATAGGGGGTATGGAAGATGAAAGTAAAAGTGGGACAGAGAACATACCGGATGACCCGGAAGGAGTACCAGGGACTGCTTGAGATAGCCAGTGAGCAGGTAGCACTGGGGGTGTACGCCCTGGAAAAGGATGACTATGCGGAACTTAGGAATGACCATTGTGACAGTACAACGCAGCTTAAAGCAATGATAGGGCAGTTTAAAGCCCAAGGATTCAAGGTGATGGCGAATGCCAGAGTACATAAATGATGAATACCATATCGGTAAGACCTTCCGGAAAATAGAGGAAGAATTAATGTCCACTGTGATTTGCAATATGAAGCATAATCGAGTTAGTGATCGCGTGGAAAAAATAAACTGGGAACAATGGCAGGCATTGCAGCTGAGACTCCTGGAAAAATATAAGAAAGAGAACCGAAAACGATTAAAAAAACAGTTTAAAGACATTAATAAGGAAATAGAATCCTTTATCTATACAGCTAATCAGCAGGGCAGTATGGACCAGGAAAAAGAGATACTGGAGGTTATTAAAAAAGGTTATCTTGCCAAAAAAGTCAGTAGAGAAACAAAGGAAGCGTTATCTAAAATCAATGACCAAAAGTTGAATGTCCTTATTAAAACTTCCAGGATAGATATAGAGAAGGCTGAAAATGCAGTCCTGAGACGTGTTAATGATCAGTATCGTAAGATCATCAGTGACGTTCAGGTTTATGCTAATACCAAAACGGGCACTTATGAGACTATAATAGATATGGCTGCAAAGGATATGCTGTCTGCAGGACTAAATTGTGTGGAGTATGCCAATGGCACCAGACATACATTATCTGACTATGTTGATATGGCAGTCAGGACAGCCGGCAAGCGGGCTTACCTGCAGGGAGAGGGACAGAAGCGCCAGGAATGGGGCCTGCATCTGGTCATTATGAATAAACGTGGGAATTCCTGTCCAAAATGTCTGCCTTTTGTAGGCAAGGTGTTTATAGATGATGTCTGGAGTGGTGGGAGTAAAGCAGATGGAAATTATCCACTTTTGAGTAAGGCTATATCGGCTGGATTGTACCATCCCCGCTGTAAGGATGGCCATACTACCTATTTTTCCGGTATCAGCACCTTGCCGGGTGACAGATTTTCTCAAAAGGAGCTGTCGGAGATTGAGGAGCAGAGCAGACTGGAAAACAGAAAACAGCATGCTGCAAGACAGGAGGAAAAGTATAGGAGAATGGCGAGATTTTCCCTGGATAGTGATAATCAGGAAAGTTACAGGGACAAAGCCAAAATATGGGAAGATAAAAAGAATTGGTTGCTGAGACTGAAGGATATTTTATATTATGAAAATACAGATGTATTACAAGAATTTAAAGAAAAAGTTGACGTTATCAGTAACGTGGATGCCAAAATATTATTTGAACAAGCATTTAAGCGTACAAGATTTGGAAAATCACAACGCAAAAATTCCTATTTTGATTTAAATAACTGCACTATTTATGTATCACAGAGTGCAACAGCTGAAACCATAGCGCATGAATTATTTCATGAAATAGATAAAACTTATGGGATTATTGACAATGGTGCATTGGAAGAACAGATCCGAAATGATTATAAGCGTTTGATGAAAGCTTCTGAGAAGCATGGAAACTCTATCAAGGATATGCTATACTCTAAATATTCAGAAGCATTTGAGATGGGGAGACGTGGCTTGAAATTAAAGGAAGAGTACCGTGGAATATCTGATATCTTAAACGGAATGTCTGCTGGAAAAATAAGTTTGGGATATCGGCATGAGGAGTCATATTGGAAAAAAGAGAAAAGTCTTGAACGTGAGACATGGGCTCAATATGGGAGAATGATATTCCAAGACAATGAAAAAGTTCTGGAGTTTGCAGAAGTGCTTTTTCCGGAGACAACAGTAGAAGTGCTTCGTATTTTGAAGGAGATGATAAAATAATGTGGTATGGTGGTATGACACCTGAATTAGAAACTTTGTATGATCAGTATTATGAAATGTTCCAAGGTGATCCGGATGAATATATTGAATTGGAGTATGGACAGCAGGATTATGAGGATTATGTCAGAGATATTAAAAAGGCTATAGAGCAGCATAAAGAGTTACCGGAAGTAGTCAAGTGATACCACCAGTCAGAAATGACAGGTGGTATTTTATTTGCGCTCAAGAAATAGCCGGAGAAAGGAGGATTATTTTTGAGACTTATTAATGGTACTTAGAAGGTGGTCTGTACATGGCCATTTAAGACGCAGGGGAAGCGTCTTATTTTTATGCCCGAAGGCTAAAACTACACGGAGACACCGGGTTATCAACTGTTCTGTGAGACACACATAAAACTGTACGTGCGGACAGCACATAAAAACTGTTTTGAAAGTACTGAAGATAATGGAAAAGAAGTTTTTAAATTTTGTAAAGCTGTGGGGGCGAGCTGACCCCAAATCATGCAAAGAAAGCTGGTGAGTGATATGTACAAACCATATGCAGATACAGCGTATTACACAGATATCTACAATGGCAGTTTACTGTCGGACAATGTCCGGGAAAGATTTCTCAAACAGGCGAGCCGTCACATTGATTCCTTAACCTACAACAGGATTGTGGATCAGGGGTTTATAAATATAACACCCTTTCAGCAGGAGATTATTCAGGATATTGTATGTCAGCAGGCAGATTTTGAATTCCAGAACCGGGAAATTTTTGACATGATATTGCAAAGCTATGGAATCAATGGTGTATCTATGCAGTTTGGTGAGAGTTGGAATGTGACTACCCAGAAAGGCATCCCTATGCGGCGTGATGTATATGAGCAGCTATGCCAGACCGGGCTGTGCTGCAGATTGTTGAGGTGATTTTTATGTATCCATGTTTAGTGCCAAAATGGGCTTGTACCACAGATATTTATGTGACCATATACAGTGAGGGGCTGAACGAGAATGGCGGTCCGGAATTGATATTTGAGGGGGAGCTGCAGTGTAATTATCAGGACAGTGCAAAGACTGTTATGGACAATGAGCAGAAGTATATACAGTTGTCCGGAACGGCTCTTTTTTGTGGCGATATTGCGCCGGCTGCGGCGGTTATCTCTGGAGGTACCGTCACAGTATTTGGGGAGACCAGACACATCCTGCAGGGGATGAAAGCCAGGAATCCTGACGGCACTGTAAATTACACGAGGCTGGATATTGTATGATCAATGTTAACGCAATCATTAAGATGGACTGGGGCCGTATTCAGGTTCTTACAGAAGCCCAGATAACAGCCTTGGAGCAGACTGCAGAGTACCTGCACACAGAGGTGGTACAGGCCCAGGTAATGCCATTTGACGAAGGTACATTACAGAATGACAGTACATTTGCTGATTATACAGAAAGTAGATCCGGGAAGGTATCTCTAGTATCCACCCAGCCGTATGCCAGGCGCTTGTATTACCATCCGGAATACAATTTCCAGACAAAAGAAAATCCTTATGCGCGTGGTGAATGGTATGAGGACTGGCTGCCTGGGGGAAGTAAAGAGCAGGACTGCCAGAAGGCATATAAACAGATATATAAACGTATTACGGGGGTGTGAACATGGAATTAGCAGATATCCGGGACTGGGTCAAAACGCTGGGTGTAGGAGATCATTTCTACATTGGAAAAGTTGAAAGTAAGAAGGAGCGCTCTGTTGGGGTTTACCAGCGGCAGATATCGGGCAGGCCTAATATCGCTCTGGGAGGTCTGGAATGCACAAAGACAGCCAGCAGGCAGGTCAGTATACTAATTCATTGGAATAAGTATGCAAATGAGACTGAGGAAGCTGCGCAGGTCATGTATGACAGGATCATGCAGGTGACAGATTTAGAGATTGCCGGAAAACATGTGAATTACCTGAAGCTGGACGTACCGGAGCCTATTGACGTGGGGACGGACGATAACGGTGTGTATGAGCGTGTCATCTGGCTGACATTGTATTATGAAAGGTAGGTAAAGATATGGCAGGAAAAACAGGAGTATATCCTTGTTATGAAAATCAGTTCCAGGCAGGGGCTGCGAAGGAAGGGGCTACATCCATTGCGGATATGGAGACCTTTTCTGTAAAATTTGATAATGGTGTGGAAGAATGGTATCCCTTTGATACAGAGGGCTGGGTACGCAGGCTGGCAACAGCAAAAAGCATCACCATCTCTGTATCCGGCAAAAGAAATATCGGGGATACCGGAAACGACTATGTATTTAATAAGACATTTAAGAATGGACGGGATGCGGAAGGGTATTTTGGCTGGACGTTCCCGGATGGGACGGTCATCTCCTGGGATGCTGCAGTTTATAACATCACAAATACGGGAGCCGGTAAATCTACTGAGGTTGGACCGCTGGAATTTGATGTGATGAGTAATGGAAAACCGACGGTAACATTGCCTTCGGGAGGTGGAGCAAAATGAGCAAAATAGTTGATATTACAGATAAATTGCAGTTTGAGGAGAATCCTAAACTGGTCATAAAAGACAAAGAGCTGGAAGTAAATGCCGACGCAGCCACAGTCCTGAAGATCATGGGCATATTGGGGGATGGCGAAAATGTACAGCCCAGTGATGTAGTGAAGATGTACGAACTGATCTTCAGTGAAGCGGACCGCAAAAAGATTGATAAGATGAAGCTGCAGTTTGCAGATTTCCAGACGCTGGTCTTTTCTTCTATCAGTCTGATAACAGGCGAGGAAGAATCGGGAGAGTAATGACCCGTACTATGACCTGATAGATGATTTTGGGCTTGTTATATCATCTTTTCAAACACAGTACGGGTTACGTTTATCACGGGAATTGCAGCAAATGAAATGGGATGAATTTAAAGATATGCTGTCCGGCTTGGGGCCTGATACGCCTCTGGGCCGGATGGTGTCTATCCGGTCAGAAGACGACCCGGAAATCCTGGAGCTATTTAGCCCTGAGCAGAAGCGTATTCGGATGGAATGGCGAACACGGGCGGCAAAAGACATGTCCCAGGAGGATATGGATAATTTCCTGGAAACTATGAAGCAGGCTCTTATCCAGGCCGCGGGAGGCAGGTGAGTATAAATGGCGCTTAGCGTAGGCCAGATTGGCCTAGATTTAGTAGTAAATAAAAATCAATTTCAAAAGCAGATGTCCGGTATTACCGGAATTGCCAAAAAAGCAGGATCTGTTCTTGCAACCGCATTTGATTTAAAAAAAATAGTCGATTTTGGCAAGCAATGTATAGAACTGGGGTCTAACCTGGCAGAAGTGCAGAATGTTGTAGATGTTACATTCCCACATATGACTGCACAGGTTGACCAGTTTGCAAAATCGGCAGCAGCCAGCTTCGGACTGTCGGAGACGATGGCTAAACAGTTCACCGGTAACTTTGGCGCAATGGCGCAAGCTTTTGGGTTCTCAGAAAAACAGGCCTATAACATGGGAACCACCTTGACAGGCCTGGCTGGTGACGTTGCATCCTTCTATAATATCAGTCAGGATGAGGCATATACAAAGCTTAAATCTGTTTTTACAGGTGAGACTGAGTCCTTAAAAGATTTAGGCGTCGTAATGACCCAGAATGCTCTGGATGCCTATGCAATGGCAAACGGCTGGGGTAAGACTACGCAGGCAATGAGCGAGGCTGAAAAAGTGGCCCTGCGGTATCAGTTTGTGCAGGAACAGCTTTCAGCAGCATCCGGTGATTTCGTTCGGACATCTGATAGCTGGGCCAACCAGGTACGTGTGTTGAAACTACAGTTTGATAGTTTGAAGGCAGCACTTGGACAAGGCCTGATCAATATATTGACACCTGTTTTGAAGCTGCTGAACCAGCTGCTGGGGAAATTAATGACGGCTGCGTCAGCTTTTAAGAGCTTTACAGAAATGCTGACAGGTAAGAAAGCGGAGGCGGGTTCCGGATTTAGAGATACAGCGTCTGATCTGTCGGCGGCTGCAGGTGCGGCAGATTCTCTGACAGATTCTACAAAAGACGTCGGAAAAGCGGCAGAGAAGGCATCCAGGAGCCTGATGGGCTTTGATAAGATCAATAAACTGCAGGATAAGGGTGGTTCTGAGGGTGGCGGGACACAAAACCTACCAATAAAAGGCATGGATATCAATTACGGTAACCTGGCTGAAGGAGATACAGTAATTGACGAATTGGACTCAAAGTTCCAGAATATGTTTCTGAATATCCAGAGGAACATACAGCCTACCATAGATTCCTTCAAGCGATTGTGGAATGAAGGCCTTAAACAACTGGGGAGTTTTACCCAGACAGCACTGGGGGATTTTTTCAGTGGTTTTCTTGGTAAAGTGGCAGGCTGGCTTTTCCAGACAGGTATTCCCGGATTTGTTGACGCTTTAAATGATGGCCTGATGGATATAAAGTTTGAAGATATCAATGAGGCACTGCGTGGACTGTGGGATGCACTGGCCCCCTTTGCCATTCATGTAGGCGAAGGGCTGTTGTGGTTTTGGCAGAATGTGTTAGTGCCACTGGGGGTATGGACTGCCAATGAGGTAGTGCCGCGTTTCCTTGATACATTAGCAATCGCTGTTGAAGCAGTGAACCGGATCCTGGAGGCATTGCAGCCATTATTCCAGTGGTTTTGGGATACTGTATTGCAGCCGCTTGCGAGCTGGGCTGGGGGGATTTTCCTGGCGGTATGGGACAAGATTAATGGAGCATTGCAGAAATTCAGTGATTGGTGTAAAGAACATCCAATGGCTATTCAAAATATGGCCATTATTATCGGTTCATTTTTTGCGGCGTGGAAAATTAGCAGCTTGGTCTCAAAAGTATCTGGTTTTATTACAACTGCTATTAATATCGTGAGTTCTATTAAGAGTATTTCTGGTGCGATAAGCCTTGTAAAATATGGTTTATCTTTACTAACATCTGCATTTAATCCGGTAATACTTATCATTGGAGGAGCTATTGCAGCAGGTATATTACTCTGGAAGAACTGGGATACAATCTCAGCAAAAGCAAAAGAAGTATGGTCTTTTGTCCAGGAAAAATTTCAGAAGTTTGATAATTTCCTTACAGGAGTGTTTACTAAAGACTGGACAAAAAGTTTTATAGGATTTGGTGGGGTCTTAAATGGATTTTCAAAAAATGCTTCAAATATATGGGGCGCTGTTAAAAAGTTGTTCGGGGGAATTATTGATTTTGTCTCAGGAGTGTTTTCTGGTAATTGGGAGAAAGCCTGGGGAGGTATAAAGGATACATTTAAGGGTATATGGGACTTAATGGTATCCATAGTTAAAACACCGATTAATTTAATTATCGGAGCTGTAAACGGACTGGTAAAAGGAGTTGTAAGCGGTTTAAACGGGGTAATAAAGACTATTAATAAGTTGAGTTTTGATATTCCGGAATGGGTGCCAAAATATGGAGGCGAAAAATTTGGATTCGACATTAAAGAAATCACTGCACCACAAATTCCATATTTGGCGCAGGGTGGTTTTGTAAAGGCAAATACCCCGCGGCTGGCTATGATTGGTGATAACCGCCATTACGGTGAGATCGTGGCACCGGAAGACAAACTGCAGGCTATGGTAAATACTGCAGTCATGGCCGCAGGCGGCAGCGGTTTGTCTAAGGCAGATGTGGAATCTATCGTCAACAGTGCAGTGACAAGGTTTATTGCTGCAGTCGGGAAGATGGGATTCTTTGTGGATGGTGAACTTTTGGCCAGGGCACTTGACAGAGCACTGGGTAATGCTAATTACCGCCATAATCCGGTAGAGGTGACATAAATGAAAGATATTTTAAGAGCAGGAGGCGTGGTGCTGCCGGCACCCGTCTCCATTTCCGTTAATGATGAGATCATATGGACTTCAGACACGGGCCGTACAATGGATGGGACGATGGTAGGTGATCCGGTTGCTGATAAAAAAACTGTCAGCATTAAATGGGGCGTGCTCCCGGAATCAGAGGTTGTTCTCATCAGACGCACACTGACAGCAGGTTTTTTTCCCTTTACCTTCAGAGATGACGGTATCAATGTGACAATAGAAGTATACCGGGGGACTATCTCAAAAGAACAGATAGGCCGCCTGTGGGATGGGATATTCTGGTACCGCAGTGTGACGGTGGACATTATACAGAGGTGATGACATGGTAAAGACAAGTATGGACTACAGAAGAGCTGTGGTACAGGACAGGATATTTCATGTGCGGGCAGTGATGCGGTTCCCGGATGGGACAGAGATGGTGTTGACAAACACAGAACTGATGACAGACGGACTGACCATTAAAACAGGGGTATCCGGTACAGACAGCTTTGACATTGGTTCTGTATCTATCAGTGAATGCACGCTGCGCCTGGATAATACGGATGGCAGGTTTAATCCCTATGATTTCGAGGGTGCAGTCATAAATGTCAGTGTTGGGCTGCAGCTTTCAGATGATAAGATTGAATGGATACCCAAGGGCATATACACTGCGGAGCCGGGAAAATTCACAGGTGCGGTGATATCCGTAACTGCGTATGATAACATGGCGAGATTTGACCGGCCATATACTGAAAGCGTTTTAAAGTATCCAGCCACACTGGGACAGATCATAGCAGATGCCTGCAGTGTATGTGGTGTGGTGCAGGCATCTGCGGATTTTCCGAACCGCAATTACACAGTAAAGGAACGGCCTGACGATGAAGCACTGACCTTCAGGCAGGTGCTGACCTGGGTGGGGCAGATAGCCTGCCGTTACTGGCAGTGTGATGCATATGGCCGATTGACGTCAGGATGGTATGATACTGCCGTATTTGGACGTCATAATGGCATGGATGGTGGCAGCTTTGATGAGGGGACTCCAGTCTACGGGACTGGTGACAGCGCAGATGGCGGCAGTTTCATGCCCTGGACAGACGAGGATAGCCTGGACGGCGGAACATTTGAGAGCTTACAGGAGTACCATCATCTGTATGCATTAAACAGTATAAACGTTGCTACAGACGATGTGGTAATAACCGGGATCAAGGTGACGGAGGCGCAGGACACCACTGTACAGGATACCCCGCCGTCTTATATGACGGGCGTGGAAGGTTATGTGCTGGAGGTAAAGGATAATGATTTTATCCGTAAGGGAAATGGTAAAACTGTAGCAGATTATTTAGGCGGCTGCCTGATAGGGATGAAATTCCGTCCAGTGTCTCTCTCTTGCCTGTCAGACCCCGCCATAGAGGCAGGAGATCCGGCAATCGTGACAGACTATAAGCAGAACACCTATGAGTGCTATATTACAAATACCACCTACCAGACAGGTAATTATCAGTCGGTATCCTGTGATGCAAAAACACCGGCCCGCAACAGCGCATCCAGATTTACAGAGGCCACACAGGCATTTGTGAAAGCGAAAAAGAATACTAAGGTACAGATAAACGAGTACGATAAGTCGGTACAGGCCCTGACCAGTCTGATCACTCAGTCTTTTGGCGTATATAAGACGGAAGAAAAGCTGGAGGATGGCAGCACCATTTTTTATATGCACAATAAACCAACGCTGAAGGAATCAGATACCATCTGGAAGATGACGGCAAATGCCTTTGCGGTCTCTACGGATGGCGGAAAGACCTGGAATGCTGGCATGGACAGCCAGGGGAATGCTGTGGTCAATGTTTTGTCGGCTATAGGCATTCGTTTCGACTGGGCGAGGGGTGGTACCCTGACGTTAGGCGGGGAAAATAATGTTAGCGGTTCTATGCATATTTTAGACGAAAAGGGAAATCAAATAGGGTTATGGGATAATTCAGGTATAACTGCTGAAAATGCGTGGATTAAAGGAACTATAACAACAAAGAATAATCCCTACCATCATTATTTACAGATGTCAACAGGAGCATTAACACTAATATCTGAAAAAAAAGGTAAACTTGATAGGATTTATTCTATTCATGCCTCCGAAGTATTGAGTACCGAAACAGGTGAGGTGCTCAATTATGGACCGCAATTTGTATTTCATAAAAAATGTGGCACGTTTAGTTTGGTATTCCAGAATGCACAGCCTATAAAGTCTTGGACGTTTGGAAGTGAGGGAGCTACAGATGGCAGTACACGCATACCAGGTTCAAAATCTGGGCGGGCTGAATTTTCGGATGGCAGTTACCTGGACTTTAAAAATGGTTTTTGTGTAGGGGGGAAGACTGCGAGTGGTTCGACATTTTAAGGAGGCAGAAATATGGCACTAATAATAAGTAACGCATATCTGACCCAACCACAAATGACAGACAATGCACAGTATATCGCAGATTATCTCTATGCCAGAGGCTGGACCCAGAATGCCATCGCTGGAATACTCGGTAACATGCAAAGAGAATCCACAATGAACCCTGGACTATGGGAATCCTTAATATATGGCAACATGTCAGGCGGGTATGGCCTGGTGCAGTGGACACCGGCAACGGGTTACACATCATGGGCAGATGCCAGGGGATATCCCTGGGGAAACAATTACGGCAATACGACAGCATATTTTAACGGGCAGTTGGAATGTATTTTATGGGAAGTGGCAAACAACCAGCAATGGATTGCCACTTCCTCTTTTAATTTCTCATTTTCTGCATTCACAAAATCTACACAGACCCCTGAATATCTGGCAGAAGCATTCATGCGGAATTACGAGCGGCCCGGGGTGCTGGAATTGGAGGAGAGAAAACAGAATGCCCGGTACTGGTATAACAATCTTACTTATGGGACAAGCAGGATCGAGGATGTAGTTCAGCTTGTATTAAGCCGTGTGGGTAAAAATACCTATACAAATGATTGGAACCTGAGACAGCGGGTATTTGACGAACCTACGGGGTATAGTGACTGCTCGTCATTGATGTGGAAGGCATTTGAGCGCGGGGCGGGCATCCAGATAGGTACATGGACCGGGGAACAGATGGAACAGGGGGACCGGGTCTGGTACAATCCGGATTATGAAGATGTGTTTTCACTGGATATGCAGAGAGTTTCAGGCGCACAGCGCGGAGACCTTGTTTTCTGGGGACCAAACGACAGCCCTGATGCATCCACCCATGTAGAAATGTATCTTGGTAATGATCAGTTTGCAGGACATGGTTCCGGAATTGGACCGCGCATCAAAACAGCAAGCACATATATACATACCGGTAAGCTGGTGGAAGTGCGCAGATATCTGTCGGGCGGCGTCACTCCGCCTCCTGTCACATGTGTTTCTTTAGTACGCTGGATACCAGGATAAGGGAGGTGAGATATCATGGCAATACAGGATAGGCGGGGAGGATATGACCATTTTGACCCGCAGAAGATGGTGCCAGGGGAATGGGCGGTAGTCTTGAGGGGAGACCCTAATGTGAGGGATGGGAAAGCAACTTATGTATGCTTTTCCGCTGGTGTCGTTAAGCGCCTTATGACAGAGGAGGATCTGACGATCGAGTTGGACGAGCGGACACAGGAGGTCATCAACAGGCTGGTAGGAGAAGTTGGTGAAGCTATTAAAAATGCTGTGGAAGCAGCAAAGTATGCCAATAACGCCGGAAACTCAGCTAACTTACAGGCTCAGGCTGCAGAGGCAGCTGCCAATAGAGCCGATGCCACTGCAGATGATCTGGAGAAGCGCAGACAGGCAGGAGAATTCGATGGCCCGGCAGGTCCGCAAGGCCCGATAGGAGCAACCGGTCCGGCAGGCCCGCAGGGACCTCAGGGTATCCAGGGGCCAAAAGGAGACAGAGGAGACAAAGGAGACCGGGGTGGTGATGCCGCAGTGGTAGAGAGCAAAGGAGTCTATGCCTTCCAGGTGCGGGAGGATGGACACCTATATGTTGTCTACGCCGGCACAGATGCACCGGGTTATAAGATAGACGATAACGGCCATTTGGTCATGATCTTATAAGTCCAGCTAAGTTACCATTAACATAATCTCTGATGGAGGTAGAATCTCTCTTTCAGTTATTAATTCAAATAGATATTGGAACTTTTAATTTTTAGTCCTTATTGACTACACCATTATTATACTAGGAGGTAGAAAATTATGCCCGAACTTGATTTAGGCAGTGTAATGGGGCCTCAGGGGCCTAAGGGAGCGGCAGGAGCGATAGGTCCGCAAGGTCCGGCTGGTCCAGCAGGTCCAACTGGACCTCAGGGGCCAAAAGGGGATAAAGGTCTGACTGGAGCAACAGGGCCGCAGGGACCTCAGGGAGCAACAGGAAAGGTGGATGCGGCAACACCTATCGCATTTACAGATGCAGTATCCCGTGAGGCATTAGTGACAGGGAATTCTATAGCGGTGTTATTTGGAAAGATATCCAAGTGGCTGAAGGACACAAAGTACCTTGCTTTCAGTCGTGTGGCTGATTTGGCTAATAAAGTGACACCTGAGAATACGGATACATTTTTATTGGAAGAAGCAACGGGAACGGGGAAGAAGCTATTATTTTCCAACTTTTTGACTTATCTTCAGAATGAGGTTAAACCCAAAACGACGGCAGGTAATGTTACATTTACTAAAGCAGATGGAACTGCAAGTAATGTGCAGGATACTGTTACTGCATTAAACTCCGCTTTAGAGAACAAATCTGAAACATCTCACGTTCATGATAATAGATATTATACTAAAAACCAATCAGATGACAGGTATTACACCAAGTCGCAAATTAATAATGAATTGAGCAACTTAAAATTTGAAATTGGTACCTCAATAATCACTGTATCCGGAAAAACTGCTTCAAATAAAGATATATCATTTACAAAAACATATAGCTCAACACCAATAGTCATTGGGATGCCAAATTCTTCTTGGGCTGATGTATTGGGACTTACAATATATAACGTAACAAAAACTGGTTGCAGATTACAGTTACACAATGCATCTGCAACAGGAACAACTGCGCCTATAATGTATTTAGTTGTAGGTAAATAGTTGGATTTATTTCCATATACCAATTGCAAGCCATTCAATCCATAATCCGCTTGTAGATGCATTGCATCCTAATCTCGTTTTTGTTGTAGAAGTGGTTAGTGTGCCTACGTTTTCTGGGATTCCTCCTGTAAACCTAGGTGATGTCATTACAATTGGAGACTCTTTGAATTTTGTACGGAAAGTTACATCAAGATAATATAATTTTCCTGAAGAACTATACGAAAATGTAGTGGTTTGGCTTGCCCCCCAAAGGATCATTATACCTGACTGCCCCTTAAATATCCCTTGATTATTTGTAGAACCAGTGGTTCCTTCTGTTGTTTCGTTCGATAGAAGCGTACTTATGCTGTTAATATTTTTTTCAACAATAGACAAATCGGATTCTTCTGCTTTATTAACTATAGCGGAGTTTA